GGGGGGGTAGGTGGTCGCAATTAATTTAAGCACTTTTTCGGTGGCATGCTATGTGTTGACATTAGGTGTAATATACCTATAATGGCCGGCATGCACCAGGCGCCGATAAATAGACCAAAACCCATGATCGACATCTTGGCCGGCTACATGGCGCTTGCCATCATCACGACCAACAAACAACAGCGCCAACAGGTCAAGGCGGCTGAGGTGGTTTGCGCTACACTCAAGCGAAAGATCGACGCGCTCATTTTACGGGAGGACAACAAATGAACGAGAGCATCACACTTGTCCTACCACTACCGCACTTTTGCCTGTCGCCGAACGCGAGGGCACATTGGACCGTCAAGGCCGGCGTGACCAAGAAGGCTAGGCGCTTGGCCCGTGAAGCCGTTGAGGCTGAGGACGTGTGCACCGCACCATGGGGCAAGGTCATCGCTGCCGAGGCATTCTTTTACAAGACCAACCGCAACCGTGACGAACGAAATGCCGTGGCGATGCTCAAAGCCTACTATGATGGCGTGGTCGATGCCGGGCTTATCCTCGATGACAATTACAATATCTTAACACATGGCCGGCCATCCTTTCACACCGATAAGGAAAACCCACGCGTTGAAATCACCATCATCAAATCATGAAAACCTACACAATCCGAGAGCATGATGCGGCTGATCATTTGCATCCTGTCGATCATATCGAACCCCGGCGCAATGAACGCACCGACCTTGCTGATGTCATGGTAATCCTGGTCTGCTGGATGACTAAGAACAAAAACCCAATCCACATCGGCGCGCGTGCGCTCGTCCTGTCAAATGCGCTCAACATTGACAGCGCATCGTTCGCGAGAATCGGACGCGAGACAGGACTGACGCGCGAGGCCGTGCGACTGATGGCGCGCGAACTTGAAAATGAATTCGGATTACGACCAAACAACTCACGCAGCGACGCGACTCGACGCCGATGCCGGTCTGCTCGAATGCAGAAAGGTGATAAGCTTTGCTAATAATAGACGTGCCCCACATTAGGACACCTGTATTTAGCCGGCCCAAATGGGTAGAGCGCCTACGCATCTTTTTTAGTCCGTCACGATTTTCGGTTAATGATATTCAATCTCAATAAGCATGGCACGAAAGACACATAAGCATTACGCAGAAGAATTTGGGGTGGCCGAGTCAGTGTTTCGCAAATGGTTACAGATGGGCGCGCCGTATCAAAACGAGCCTAAGATGATAACTTGGCTCAACAACTTGAAGCGCAAATCGCCAGAGGTGAAGGCGTGGCTAAAGCATCGAGGCGTGCAGCCGATTCCGAAAAAGGCAGCAGTCTTGAGCAGCGTCAAAGGGCAGACCGCTGAGGACTTCCGCGATCATTACAGAAAGAAGTTGCAAGAGGCGACGATGGCGAACGATCAAGACCAAGTGAAATTCTGGTCCGACTTGTTCTTAAAGCAGGACGAGTCAATCAGGCGCAGCGAGATCCACGCCGCCAAGCTGGGGATCGACAACGGCACGACGTTGGCACGCGCTGAGGTCGAGCGTATTCTGCGCGCTGTCTTCTATGCTGGCAATGGCTGCGTCAATGGCGCGCTGACAACTATCTGCGAACACGTGGCCGGCTTATCTGATCCCGGCGACGTGTATCACTCGCTGAAGCCTGCGATCGTTGGCGGGCGCTTGTTCAGTGGCTTTGACAAAGTGGCGAACATTCAAGGCGCACCCGCTTTGCCCGATTGGGTCATCGAATGCGTAAAGCTTGAGGCGCAGCAGTATCTTGGAAACAGCGAATCACTTTGGGCAAAATGAGCGATCTGTTGAAACTGACGCAGCCCGATCCGGTCGATTGGTGCGAGCGCAACATCCAACTCGACTACGGTCTTTTTGATCGCAGCAAGCATCCTCTGATCGTCGAGCCACTGCGTGCGGGTGCAATGATGCGCGGCGGCACGGTCGGCATTTTGGGATCAGTTCAGCACATCAAAACTTTAGCGGCGCAGCTGCTGCAACTGTACCGGGCGCAGACAGCACCGACGAGACAAGCGCACTACGATTTGACGTTGCAAACAATCAAAGAGTTCAGTGACGACAAGTTTCAGCCGTTACTAAAGAACACCAAGGCCGTGATGGATGCGGTGCCTGCTGATCGAAAAAGTCAAACGACGTTCTACACGTCAATGCCGTTCGGGTTCATTCGCTTGGCGTCGGCTGGTATCTTGGCGCATCGAAACTCAAAGACGTTCGAGTTCGTAAGCGCCGACGAGTCGTGGGCGTATGACGCATCATGGCTCAAGCAGATTCGCGACAGAACGACGAGCTACACATGGAGCTGGTCGATGTTCCTGCCAACGTCGGGGCAGACCGCAGGCAGTGAGCTTGACGACTTGTGGCGCGAATCAACGCAGCGCACGTGGCACGTCAAATGTGACTGCTGCGGCGAGGAGATCCCGTACGAGTGGAACCCAGATGGCGACGTCGGCGGGATGAAATTTGCAAGCGGCGAAGAAGCGCGCACGGCTGATGGCGGCATTAATTATGACAACATCCGCGAGTCGGTCGAATACGAGTGCCAGCTATGTGGCGGGCGTATGCCGTGGAATCCTGCCGACGTACATCGGCGCAACTTGGCTGGCCGTTACATTTCAATGAACCCGGACGGCGATGCGAAGATTGACTTTTACCATTACAACGCGATTGCGCACCATCCGTGGACCGACCTTGCAGTGATGTGGCACCAGGCGATTGCAGCGAAGTCGCGCGGATCGCTCGACGAGTTGGAGAACATCGTGCGCAAACGATTCTGCCAGCCATGGGATGAGACGAAATACATCGCCGTATCGAATGAAGTTGAAAGCGCGGGCGACTACGAACTTGGCGATCCATGGCCCGAGGCGTCGCATTACTTTTGCACAGTCGATGTGCAGAAGGATCACTATTACATGGTGATTCGCGCGTGGGCACGCAATGCAGAGTCGCGGCTGATCTTTGCCAAGAAGGTGGTCAGTGATATGCACATTGTCGAAGAGTGCGAGCGATGGGGCATCGCGCAGGACGGCATTGATCCCGCGGGCAAGGGCTGCCAAGTATTCGTTGACGGCAACTATAACACGGCCGAGGTGCAGCGCATCTGCGCCAAAAACGGCTGGATGGTTCTGCGCGGCAACAACTGCAAACCATTCCGGCACGCTGACGGCACCTATAAGATGTATGGCGACATCCAGTACATCGACACATGGCAGGGCACGGACATTCAGAACGGCGCGGTCAAGTACGTTGGCCAGTTTCAGTACTCGGTGCCCGAAACCCGTCTGCGCTTGGCAACGCTGCGCGACATGGAGCCGCAAATTTGGACGCACGCCCGAGACATCGGCGTCAACTACATCAATCAAATCAATTCATGGATTCAAGTTGCGAAAGAAGATCCGCGCACCGGTCGCGTGTATTACGATTTCAAACGCGCACGCGGGCGGGCCGATCACTTTTATGACTGCGAGCGCATGAGCATCGTCTGCGCGGCAATGGCTGGCTTGATCGGCGTGGACGCAGGGAAGGTTGCGCCTGGCGACGACTAGACTTGACACTGCGCGCCATTGCAAATGCGCGCTTTTATTTTCTCAGTCTGGGTCCATTCGGGCAAAACTTCCGTCGCCACGGTCAACGCTTTGGAGACTTTGGCTGCCAAGCAGTTCACGGTCGCCGAGCAGGGCGGGCGCCACGTCGTGTCGGCATCGGTACAGGGCAAGTCCTTTTCGTATGAAATGCCCGAAGGTCAAGGCTCGTCCGACTTCTTAGTGATGGCGCACGATTCGTGGCGCATTGTCAGAATCGGCGGCGCAACGGGCGCGCAAATGACTGACACAGAACTTGAGGCGTATTTGCAAGACGCCGCGGGCGAGTCAACCAATCGGACAGTGGCAAGCTTCGCGCAGTACATCAGATAGAGATATGGCAACCCAACCGATTAAAGCATTCACGAAGCGCGCTAAAGACGCTTGGCAAGTATTCAAGCGCAGCGGCAATGACTACGTCTACCCGACGCCAGCGATGAGCGCACAGCGCCGCAGCAATGGCGACATGAACGGAGACTTACTTGAGCTAATGAGCCGGCACAAGTCGCTACTGTTGCGCAGTGATGCACGATATATTTACACAAGCAACAGCACCGTCAGCGGCGCCGTCAAACAAAAGGCGGGCAAAGTCTACGGCGAGTCCTGGCGCTTTCAATCGCATAGCGCAGACGAGGAGTTTGTCAAAGCGGTCGAGGCTGATATGGAATCAATCGACGGGCTGGTCGATATACGCGGGCCGCAGTATTCATTCAGGCGCAACGTAAAAATCGAATCCAAGGCGCTAGATGTCGATGGGGACTTTTTTATCCTGCTGACTGAAAACAAGGCAGGCTTCCCACGTCTGCAATACTTGGAGGCGCACCGTATCGGATGCCTGCCATCTGACAACGAGACGCACGTCGAATCTGGTCCGTATAAAGGGCTGCGCATTGTCAATGGTGTCATCTATAACGAGTTTGCGGCAGAGGTGGCTTACCGCGTCATCACTGAAGACGGCGAAAGCTATCGCGATGTGTCTGCGCGTGACATGATACACGTCACCGATCCGGACTGGTTTAGCCAAGGGCGCGGCATCCCGGCAATCGCATCGGGGATGCTCGACTGGTACGACCTCGCCGAGGTGCGCGACTACGAAAAGATCGGGCAAAAGGTCAACGCGGCGCTGACGTTGAAAGAGACCAACGAAAGCGGCAAGGCTGACATTGGCAACCGCTTGATCAATGGGCAGGGCGGCGCATCGCAAGCGCCGTTCCAATCTGAATTGATGGCGGGCGGCACGATTCGATATTTAAAGAACAGCGCAAGACTTGAAGCGCACGAATCGAATCGACCGAGCGATGGCTTTCTGAAGTTCTCCGACAAGATCGAGGCGGGCGCGTTTCTCGGCATGGAGTGGCGACGTGAAATGCTCGACTCGTCAGCCGTAGGCGGCGCAGGCGTGCGAGCGTTTCAACGTGACATTAACGATTCGATTTGCGATCGCGTCGAGATCATCGCGCGTTACAAAAAGCGCGCTGCGTTGTACATTATCGCCAAGCGCGCGAAGCAGGGAATTTATACGCTGCCAGAGGACTGGTACAAGTGCAGCTTTACCAAGCCGCGCGAGTTCACCGTTGACGACGGGCACAGCCGCAGTGCGGACCGCGACGACTTGCGCGCCGGGCTATCAAGTGAAATTGAGATCCTCACCAAACGCGGACACGATCCGATCGAGTTCATCACGAAGCGCGCCGAGTTCCTAAAGCAGCGCAAGGAAATTGCCGAAGCGTACGACCTCGATGCCGTCGAACTTGGGACAACTCTAATGCCTGGCGACGTCATCGGCGAAGCGAACCCGGTGAAGATCGAAGAGGCGGCAGCAGACTCTGAAGACAGCGAAACTTGACACAGTAACCCATTACAAATATGAGCATTGAAAATAAATGGTTCGATATGAGCCGCACTCAAAACGCTGAAGGCGAGCAATCGCCAGAGGCTGAAATCTCGATCTACGACCAGATTGGCGGCTTTGGCGTATCAGCCAACGAGTTCATCGACGGTCTGAAATCGCTCGGCGATGTTGAAACAATCAATTTGCGCATCGCATCGGGCGGAGGCTCGATCGTTGAAGGCAACACGATCTTCAACGCACTCAAGCGCCACGGCGCCAAGGTGGTCACACATATTGATTCGCTCGCCGCGTCGATGGCGTCCGTCATTGCAATGGCTGGCGACGAGGTGCGCATGGCAGAAAATGCTTTGCTAATGATCCACAACCCGTGGACCGCAAGCATCGGCGGCGCAGAGCAATTGCGTAAAGACGCTGACTTGCTCGACAAAATGGAGGCGAACATTCGCACCAGCTACGCGCGCAGCAACAAGAGTGCCGAAGAACTTGACGAGCTGATGGCTGCGGAGACTTATTTCACCGCAGAAGAAGCACTTGAAGCCGGATTCATTGACGCGATTGACGGCGCAAACTTGGCCGCTGCATCTATCTCTGACATGGAGACGCTGAAGGATTTCGAGAAGTTGCCACAAGCAAAGCTCGATTCGATCAAGATCGACTGCCAGGCAAAGCAAATCGAGAAGCTAGGCGCTAAAGCGATCCTGCTTGAACGTCAACTCGATGAGGCACGCGAGCAAAACACCGCATTTGAGGTGCAGATTGAAGCTGTAAACGAATCTCGCGAAAAGATGATCGAAGATCACGCCGCCGAGATCGTCAAAGCAGAAGAGCAGACCGCCGAGGCGATCGCCGCGAAAGCGTCTGAACTACTCGCCGAGTCTGGCACGCCTGCCGTTGCGCTTGAGCCGTCCGTCAATGACGCCGAGCCGAGCAATCAGAAAATGACAGAGGCAGAGTTTTGGAATCTCTACCGCGCATTTGACGAGCGTGGCGACTACGAAGGCAAGAATGACTTTTACTCCGAACACAAACACGTGATCGGGCAATAATCACAAACACTATACACTATGGCTAATACAATCGCAGGCGTCAATCTCGCCACTATCGCACAGGAAAGCTTGGACGGGCTTTCTTCTCTGTTCGCGCCACTTGGCGCGCTAACAACTGACTTCTCCAATGACATTCGTGGCACTGGCGAGTCGATCACTACACGCTACCCGACGAAGCCGAGCGCGGCTGATATGTCTAGCGGCTACAAGACCGCCTCTGGCGACGTTGCAATGACCGCGGCGACTATCAACCTTGATACTCACTACGGCTTCACCTACGGCTTCTCAGACGTCGAGCGCAGCAAGTCTAGCATCAATCTGAATGACTTGTTTGTGCAGCCCGCATTGCAGGCACTTGGCGACAAAGTATTCGGCGACGTGTGGAACCTGATCACCGCGTCCAACTTCGCGACATCGCAAGCAATCACCGCAGCCAACTTTGACCGCGATGACTTGATTGACCTTGGCGCATCGCTGACCGCTGACAAGGGCGCACCGCAGACCGGTCGCGCATTCTTCACTAATCCGACCTACTACGGCTCGATCCTGAAGACCTTGAACGACGCAGAAATGCCCGGCATCACTGTTCAGAAGACTGAAGGACTCGCACCGCGCGTCAATAAGTTCGACATCTTCGAGACAGACCAAGCAGACGCGAACGGCGAGAACTTGGCTGGCTTTGCCTTCCAACGCAACGCTCTACTCATGGCGGGCCGCACTGTTGACGCTGAGATGGCACGCGAGGCCGGCATCGAAGTCGAGACCGTCGTGATCCCTGGACTTGGCTTGCCGGTTCAGTTCCGCCGCTGGTACGACTCCGAGGGTGTGCTGTATTATAACGTCAATCTCCTTTACGGAGTTGCAAAGGGCGTTGACTACGGCGTTCGCGTAACAAGCGCCTAAGTTTTAACCTGAGCGCCTCGATACGTCGGGGCGCTCTTTCTTTCCATAACTATGTTTAAAGCATCTGTAACAATCCACAAAGCGCCATCGGGCGCTCTTAAAGTACTTGCTTGCAGCGAAGACGCCGACGGCGTTATCGAGGCATACAACGGCTGCAAAGACGCAGGAGAGGTTCAACTCATTGTGCGCGGTCGCTTGCAAAAGCAGAAGAAAGTTGTCGGCGCAAAGCCGAAAAGCAAACCAATGAAAAAAGCGGTCAAATAAGCTAACCGACACGCGGCCCGCACCAATTCGGGCGGGTCGCACCTTTTTAAATTTATATGAGCTTGGAAGACGAAATAAGCGCGGGATTCGCTGCGGCAAATGACTTTGCCGGGGAGTCTTTCACAATGTCAAATCACGCAGGGTCATTCGCTGGCGTGTTTCGCGGCGATGAGTCGCCGACCGCGTTTGATGACATCCAAGGATATGACGTGAAAACGACGAACGCTGTCAGCGTCGGCAAATCGTTATTCGTGCAGGGCGATCCACCTGCCATCAATGAGCGCATTGTAAACAGCAAGAGCGAGCATTACATTATCACTGCCGTTGAATCAGGCGATGACGCAACGTGGGATTTGACACTACAAAAGCGCGATGTCTAAGCAGACATTTTCAGTCGATGATACATTGTACCGCGCGCAGGCTAAAAAGCTAGTCAAGCAGCTAAAGCTTGAAGAGGTCGAATTTGTCAAAGATCAGGCAGGATTGCTTGCTCAATTACTCGCCAAGGTGACACCGCCCTTTGATGGCTTTCCAAAAATGAGCGGGCGGCCAACGTACACGACGCCACGCGCATTGAAGGCAGGGCAAAAAGCAGTGCGCGCCGGATTCTTTTCTGCGGTCAAAAAGATGGGCGCGCCAAATAAATGGGACGACAAGAACATCCGGGCTGCGATCAAGCGAGGCGATACGGCTTATTTAGAAGCGCGATTAAAGAACATGAAAGGCTCGAATAAGCACGGGCTGAAAGTCACGCAGTACAGCGACCGAACGCGCAACAATCAGCGCAACACGCGCGGGCGAGTCAATCGAGGCACGCAGCCAATCGTGATGTTGAATGATCGAGACGTGAACGCTGGACTGCGCCGGGCGCTCAATAATGTCGGCATCGCGAAAGCGTCCTTTGCAGAAGCGGCCGTCAAACTCGGTCGCAAATCGCCACCAAAGTGGATCGCCAGGCATTTTTCATTGGTCAACACGTCGGTCAATATTTCACGCACTCCTGCGCGCGTATCGTTTACCGCCAATGCCAAGGGGCTGGACGTTACCAATCGACGGACCAAGGCAGTCGAGCGTTTCCGGATGGTCGCAATGGTCAAACGATTGGAGCAGCTAGTGCGCGCGGAAGCGAAAAAAACAGGATTCAAAACACGATGAACATTCAAAATTACAACTTCGAGGGCGGGCTTGAGAGCGGCTTCAAATCGCTTTTCATCGCATCCGATGTGGAACTTCGCACAGCCGACGACATCGACGAGGGCGGGCTGCCAGACGAGTGCATTCGCTTTGAATTGGACACGGGCGGCCCGATCTCAAACGAACATCAAAACGCTGATGGCGAATACGACAATTATGCCGGCACGTTTGAAATCGAGATCCGCACGCCACGAGTGACAGAAGAAGCGCCGGACGATCCAGTTGCATTCAAAAGTCGGCACGTCGAACTGGTCGCCAGAACTAGGCAGCTACTTGAAGAGATCGGCGCAACTGAAATCTCGACACATTGGCCCGCCGCGCACTCGCCCACGAAGATCAAGCCGACTGGCACATCGCGCGAAACAGACGCCGAGTTTCGGATCACAACGCTTTCTTACGAAGTCCAATTTCGCATCACTTGACATTGGCACGCCTTGTAAATCTAAACCCAAAAAATTATGGCATTACCATCTACCGCACCAGCTAACTTTCCACAAGGCCTCGACGTTGTAACGATCAACGCAGTGGCCTACATTGCAGACGCAATCGACTTGCCGTCTGAGGTCACTCGTCTAATTTCGCGCACCGATGAAAACGGCGACTTTGCCGAATCGCAAACACGCCCATCATCTGAGCCGACCACCGGCTCGATGACATTGCAACGCGCATCAACCACGACGGCGCTGCCATCCGCAGGGCAAAGCTTTACACATGACTTTGACGCTAGTGGCACGCCATCCACGCTTGAAGTGATGGATGTCAAAGTCAATCGTTCAAAGGACGAGGCAGACGTGTTTGAGATCGGCGTCAAAGTCGTCACTTACCAGGGCTAATGTCTGACATTGTAGACATCACGCTATTGTCACAGCACCGCGTCTTTGGCTCATTACAAGCCGAGGGCGCGCAGTGCGCTGTGCATCTTGGCGTCGCTGAAAACTTGATCGAACGAGGAATTGCTGAATTTACGAATGAGCCTGCCGAAGACGACAACGACGACGGCGGCGAGTAACTACGCAGCAGTCAAAAAGAAGATCGAACGAGATCGGCTCACGCCGTGGTCATCTGCGCCGGCGATGAAGATTGGACGCTTTGCCGTGCATCCTTTGTCGCTGCGCTCGATGACCGACCTCGAACTGGCTGGCAACGCATTTGTCACACATGGCGACGCCATCGAGGGCGATGTTGCAGCGTACATTTGGCGGCACCATCCAGACTACGCGCCGGGGGCTGATGACTCAAAATTTATCGCTCAACTCGGGCAGGAGTCAGACGTTACGGCGTTGGTGCTCGGCATTTACGAGCACCTGGGCGCCGCATTTAATGAGACGCCACAAGGCGCGTCATTTGGCGGCACGAAGTCTGACAATAGATTACCCGCGATTCCTTCGATCGCGTCGATTTGCCATGAATACGGCGCAGCATACAGCGTTGATCCGCGAGAGGTTGCCGACATCGACCTGCGCATTGTTTTTCAATGCTGCCGGGCAATCCGAATGTCGTCGTCTGATATTAAATATTCCGAACCTAAAGAACTGCGCCAGGCTAAGTCGGCGCTGCTAGAATCAAATGGCTAGAGCATCCATACAAACAGACCTGAGCCTCGACACTACGCGCTTTCAACGCGGGCTGGCGAAGTCGCAGAAGAGTATCAAAAGCTTTGTTTCGAGCGGCGTAAAACAGTTCGGGGCATTGGCTGGCGCTGCCGGTCTGGGCGCAATGGCAAAGGCAGCGATTGATCTTGGCAGTAAAATCTCTGACATGGCGGTGCAACTCAACATCGGCGCCACCGAGTTGCAGGTGCTGGAGTTCGCTGCACGCGAGGCGGGTGTCGAGGTCAGTGTGATGGAGCGCGCACTGCGCAACGTGCAACTGCGCACGCAAGAGGCGATCAATGGGAACAAGTCGTATGGCGAAGCGTTTAGACGGCTAGGCATCGACATCAATACATTTAACAAGCTGCCGACAGAGAAGAAACTCGAAGCCGTGGCGGTCGCGCAGAGAAACGCAACAGATCAAACAGCGGCGTACAATGACGTGGCAATCATCTTAGGGCAACGAGCAGGCCCGGCAATGCAGGAAGTGCTGCAAAACTTAGCAGGCCCCAAAGGATACGGCGGGCTAGAAGCAGCGGCGAAGCGAGCCAACGAAGTGATGAGCGATGAAGCCATTGCAAAAATGGACAAGGCCGCCGACACGATCGAAAGCTTTAAGCGCAAACTTACAGTATTATCAGCGGAGGTGCTTTCAGACTTTACTGACGGTCTGAAAATAATGGGCGGATGGCTTGATAAGATAAGAGGGAAGATGGAGGCATTCGACGAGTTCGAGGAGATGGCGCAACAGTCACTTATGGCTCGGGGGGAATTTGAGAAGTTCGGCATTTTAGATAAAAAAATATTCGGCTTTCAATCGCAGCGCAGTAAAGAAAAACAAGCGCGCAATATGGCGAAGTTAAAAGTGCGCGCAGATGAATTGCGCGAAGCTTTCAAAAAGTTAAGTAAAGAAGAGCAAGCAGTCGCCAAGGGTGAACTTTTTCAGGAAATAAAAGGCAATGTAGGATCAAAAAATGACAAGTCTGTAAAAGCCATCGTCGAAAAAGAAGAATCGCGAAAAAAGAAGATCGAAGAGGTGCGCGACAGCATCGAACCCGACTTGGTAAAAGAAGCCGAAGACGGGCGAATTGCAGGCGAGGCGTATTCAACTGCATATTTTGAAGAATTTGAAGAGCAGGCAAAACGCACAAAAAGCGAGGTGCTGAGGGCTGATCTAAAAGGCGTCGGAAAAGAAAGAAAGCAGGCGCGGCGCTTTGGCGATTGGGGTAAAGATAAAGAATTAAGGCAGCAGGAATCTGATTTGCGTCGAGATATTAGCAAAACAAGAGACGCCGAACGTGCTGCCCGACTGCGCGCAAGATTAGGAGGCACCAGTGATCAGGGCGGGGCGGGCGCGATGCCTGCGAACGGAGCTAGAAACTTGGCTGGTGCTGACTTTCAAACAAAGTCGATTGAACTACAAACAAACATCAAGGACTTGATGGAGCCGATCTCTAAGCACTACGTCGAAAACTCCAACGACTCGCTGCAACGTGATTCTTACAAGAGTCAGATTGATTTATACAAATTGGCGGAGACTCAATCTGAGGACATCAAACAAATAGTCACTCGCCTCGACCGCCTCGACCAAGCACTTCGATAATATGTCACTACCATCAACAGTCACAGGCACAGCATTCTCAACAGCAACCTGTACGGGCGGCTATAAAACATTCCCATTTCGCGACAACGGCGACACGACGACGGCTGTTTATTATCACGAAATGCGCGTCACTACTGAAGACTACGCTTGCCTTTCAGACGATGATACGATGACGAGTGCCACGCAAAAGCCAAAGCGCTCGCCATTCGCTGATGATGCAGACGCGTATTATGTGGGCGATCAGTCAGTGTCCAACGGAGGCGACGGGTGGACGACTTTCATTCGAGTATTTGCACACATTCCGCAGACTCGATATGATCCGACCGGGCTTTATGCGTTTGACTTTTCAGGCGTGACAACGACGTCATCGAACACTGACACGACCGTTCACAATTACACGATGAGCATTTCATCGACAGGATGGAACGCCTACTATACGAGTCCAAACAGATGGGCATACGGTGAATCACTCGGCGAGGGTAATGTTTTCATTGGTTCTACATCGGGCGACATTTCAAAGCTCGCCGTTGGTAATTCGTTCACTGTCACGGTGACGCCTACTTTGGTTTATTATAGAACTAGCGCGCGCAATCCGGAAAGTAAAAGCACATTCACTGCGACTATTATCGCAATAAGCGGAACTATCGTGACCATGCGTGCGGATAGGTTTTACCTTCAATATATATACGAAGAATTATACAGCACAAATCCGACGTCATTGGGATTTAGTAAAACCGTCGTCACAAACACATCAACAACAACTGACGGGCAAATTGAAACAAGAAACTCGCCGTCACGCGAAGTGAAAACGTACGTCAAAACAAATGATCCGACGACAGAAGTGCTGACCAATATGACGCAACTGCCAGACAGTTTGAGCGCCAGCACGACGCCGACGCTTGATGCATACAATCAAATGGTCATTGATGGAGATTACTTAAACGGCGCCCCGGAAACGATCCGCCGCTATATGGGCAACATTTATGAAAAGTCATTGATTCAAGTGCGGGCGATCAACTGATGTTTGTTTCAAACAATGGCAAGCGAGCGAGGACGAAACTAGCCGAGATACTGGTTCGCATGGATTACGATATGCCGAAATGCTTGAGAGCAGTGTCTTACCCGGCGCCTCGGACTGTTCGACTGTTCACGCAGGCGCAAGACTTCGCAAAGGGTCACATCGGCGGCACTATAAGCCAAGGGATCGACATCGGGCGCACCGTGAGCTGCTATCAGCAAAAAGAAGACCAGCACAGGCATTTCAGAACAGGCGACACCGTAGTCGAAACGGCGGTAATAAATGACGGCGAGGGCGAGTGGTTTATCCGGGCGAGCCGCTTGGATGTTCAGTATTCCGATATGACTTCAAGGGCGCTGGCCTTTGGAAGTTATCAAAGCGGAGACGGCGAAACATCGTCCAGAGTTCCGGCTGTGCACCTTTCCAGATTGCCGGCGCCGAATGGCTGGCCAGTGCCTGAGTTCTTAAAGAATCCAATCACCTCGGTCGAGCTGAACGATTCATTTTATTCTGAGCCGGGGTACTAGCACTTGACATTGTGCCTCTTAATAATATGGCACAAACTTATAATCTCACCAGCAATTCATCGACCGGCACATTGCCGATCAAGGGCAAGCTGAATGTCGCCGCGTTCGGCACATTCAGTGGCGGGGCGCTTGCCTTTGAACTTTCCTACGATGGCGGAAACACTTGGTTTGCAGCGACCGACAGTTTAGGCGATGCAGCTACAATTACAGCAAATGGCGCGCTTAATATCGAAGTAGGCATGGCTGACTTCCGTTTGACGTTATCCGGAGCAACGTCGCCGAACATCACTATTGTCGTCACGGGCGTGTTGAAAACTTCCAAGCTTCAATAATTATATGATTCGTAACCAGGTCAATGCGGTCGCGTCGCCAGTCGTGACGCCGGTAGTGCATGGCGCAGCGCGGCGTCGTGGCGTCGATAATTACCTGCGCACAGGTTCGACATCCTTATTTCGGCGGCCTGGTGGCGTGTCTTTGTACAAGCGACCATTTCGCTCATCTTAACCTTTTTAAATTATGGCAGATTTCACAGTATCTACTGACATTGATGCACTCATGCGGAGTGCTGACAATGCAGCAATCAAAACACAACTCGGCATCCTTTCCCCTGAAGCCATCCTGAATCCACTCGTGGAAGGCCAAGGGCTTCTCAACTCGTTCACAGGCTCAGCAGCAGCCTACAGCTTGCGGGATCTAAACAAGACGAATCCCGATGTCGTCGAGGTTCGCCGAGCTAGCGACGAGACATCACGGGTCTTCAAAGCCAATGAGATCGGCAGTACGCTGGAGAACTGGGTGAATGCCGAGGTTGCGTTGCCTTTGGATACAGCAAGCGGTGCAGCAGCAGCGTACAGCCTGCGCAATCTAAGCACATCATACAGCGGCAACGTGGTGGATGTTAGACGTTCTAGCGATGACACGGAGGCGAGCTTCACAGCTGCCGAGGTCGCTGGGAGTACTATGGTTAACTGGGTAGGAGTAGGGAATGACGGCCACGTAACCAAATGGTACGACCAATCGGGCAACAACAACCACGCAGTGCAAGCAACACCTGCGAGCCAGCCAAAGATTGTTGATGGTGGGACTCTGGTGGACGGGATGAAGTTTGATGGGGGGCAATCGTTAGTTAAAACTACATTTACACAAGGTCAATTGAGCCAGCCTAACACAGCATTTGCAGTTAGTAAGATGCCGAACATTGGGGTTTCGGAATATATTTTTGATAGTGCTAATGCAGCATCAAGGAATACTCTATACACGGCAGCGTCTGCTTATAAATTCTATGCTGGAACTAACCAAACAATAGCGAATCAGGATATTAACCAGCATTTGTTTACTGCGTTATTCAATACAACCAATTCGGATGCTTATGTCGATGGGGTGATTGGAGCGTCAAGTGTAGATGTCGGCACTGTGGGCATGGATGGCATAACGATTGCTTCGAGTAATTCTAACCATAGTCATCTAAACGGCACCATCAGCGAGATCATCATCTACGACTCCGACCAGACGGACAACCGAAAGGCCATCGAGTCCAACATAGCAGACTACCACGGCAACATCGACCTGCCAGCTGGGTTCGACTCAGGCAATAACGAGGTGGATGGATTCGTTGCTACGTGGTACGACCAGAGCGGCAACGGCAACAATGCAACGCAGCCAGTATCGACCAGTCAGCCTAAGATTGTTGAGGGTGGCGTGCTGGTGACCTACAACGGGCAGACGTGCATTAGCAATCATGCAGCGAACAGCGGTATCTTTCTTCAGTCCGCAGCCACTCTAAAGGGTTCGACGATTGATATATTCGCTACATTTGGTGCGGCTTCTACTGAGTTAGAAGGTTTATTGGTTGGGGCTGTTGGTGGCCCTGGTACTTACATAGGCGCAATAGGTGATAATAACAGTTCGACTCAACTTTGCGAAAATGCGACAGCGTTATTTAGAAAGAATGGTGCAGATTTCACGGGAAGCACTAGAGATGACCTGCACACAGCTTATCACAGTGATGCGATTGCCCTGCTGAATATAAACGGCACTACTACGAACGAGCCAAACTGGGACGGAGATACTATGCCGTTTTCCTATAACGACGGGCTATCCTTCTCTGCCAAGTGCTATTACTCCGAATTCATCATCTACGACTCCGACCAATCGGCATTCCGCACAAACATCGAGTTTAACATCAACAACGCTTACAGCATTTACTAGACATGAATCTCATTCTATCAGCTCCCTCTATCGAATACGCACAGGCAGTCAGCCATGAACTGTGGATGCTGGCACGTCCTCGGGAATACTCTCAGTTTGAGACCAGTCAGTTCTACTGCGGTTCGTTTGCTCATCCAGACGGCACCAAAGTCGCCATCGGCCCTATCGACGGCACACAGCGTGTGCACATCAATGCGCACGAGATTACATTCGTTGATCTTATCGACGCAGCGATCACGGCCGAGGAACGCCAAGACATCATTGACGCTATCAACTCAGCCAAGGGCAGCAGCATCAGCGTCCAAGAGATGATCGAGGGAATACCAAGCCTTGCTGGTAGTCTCATCACTACCGAGCAAATGAAAACAGACGGGTGGTTCGACGAGCCTGAGGTCGAAGACATCGTAGACGTATGAAGCACTTACTCCTAGCAGCAGTACTACTGGTGGCGAATATAGTATCCGCCGCTCATCTAAAAGACTACGACAAGGGACTGATCGAAAGAAGCAGAACCACGTCGTTCTCTGGTGATGGTCGGCGGTCTATTCGCTTAGACTGCACCTCTCCAATCGTGATACAGTCTAACTACGGCTCGGTACTCGTTACCGGACGTGGGTGGAAGTTTGACAAGGACACCATATTTGAATCCGACCTGCCACTGACTATGCACCAAGAGTTAAGTGAGGATGCCGTGCTGACAATCGTCGGCGAGCATCAAGGGAATGAGTACCGCGTCGAGTTCATCAAGCACTACCAAGCGGAGAAATTGAACCTTCGCCTCATTGCTGTCAAGCCGCACGAATTTGACGGCGTAACCTTCTGTCCTATCTGCCGCCCTCACTTATTCTAATATGAAAAATGGATGTCAACCAGCTCATCACGCTAATCATGGCAGCGGGTGGCGCACTCGCTGCGACCATCGGCGTCTTGTTCAAAACGGTTATGTCCATGCACAAAGATCATCGGGACATGCTGCGTGAACATGGGGACATGAAGCAAAAAATCGGCAAACTGCAAGGCGAGCAGGCAGGGATTGAACGCTTGGCTGCTGACGTCATCGAGACGGTTCACAAAGTCCTCGGGCGGCACAAATCAAATAATGATGAATGCGTGGCAAAGTACAGAAACAACACTTCAGAGGAGGAGCTTAGACGAAAACTCAACCTGTGAACTTGATAACGTCAGGCTCACGGTGCTGGGCCTACTCTTCGTTTATATGTTGATAACAGCAGTAACAATTTATGGTAAAATTAACATCATCGGTCCTAGTTCTAGCGTTCTTCTCGGGATGCAGCACCACGCGTATAAAACACGCGCAATTCGACAACGTGACCATCAATTCCGCCTGCTGGAAATCGCAGGCTGGGATTGGGGAGACAGCGACTATCGAGGCGATCACGTCGCCGAAAACTGAGGCAAGCTTGACTGGATTATGATCATTGAAGGCAACCGATTAAGGCAACTGGTCAACTTCCGGTACAAGTCTGCCAAGGCTTATGTATTCGATGCCGAGTACAATGCGCTTGAGAGTAAACTCATTGAAAAGGCATACGATCAATTTGTCTGGCAGATGAAACTTATTGGCCTGCATCGCTGGATTAAGAACAAGCTAGACTGTGACAAGTGGGCGTGGCTATTCAAAGCCTACATAACGGCACGTAATGCACTCTCTAAGCGCAAGCACGCGGTACCCGTTGGCATTCTATGTTACTACATCAATGGCGATCGTACAAGGCCGCACATGATCAACACCTACCTGCATTTCGATGACGGCAAGCTGACAGCGACCGAGCTTGAACCGCAACCAGGCAACGGCGCAAAGGAACTGACACAGAAAGAAAGGGATTCGGCATGGCTCGTTGCCTTTTAATTCTGTGCCTACTGGCTAGCGGATGCGCTACCACGGAAGACGAACTGCCGGCGATTGAATTTAAGTTGGAAGCACTATGAGCAGATTTTTGACAACGCTTGACGCGAGGGTCTCGAAACGATGGACGCAGGATGGTGAATATGAAAACGTATTTGAGCGCGTCGTTGTACTCAATCAGCCGTTGTCATACGCATCCGACGTGCTCGATAAAGTGGTGACAGTGCCCAAGGGATTCAATTCTGACGGTGCCAGCGTGCCGCGTGCTTTGTGGTCGATCTATCCGCCATTTGGCAAGTACCTGGAGGCAGCCGTCGTGCATGACTGGTTCTGCGTGCTCGGGCATCGGGGCGAGTCGCCGATTGACTACAAGATGGCAGCCAAAGTGTTTGACGAGGCGATGGAAGTTTGCGGCGTCGGCAAGTTTCGGCGCTTTAAGATGTACTGGGCCGTTAGGATGGGTGGACCGAGGTTTTCCGCGAAATAAAGTGGACAGGAATGGACACTAAAAAATAGGCTAAAAATAAGTCACTACTAACTAAGGGCTTACAAAAGGGCGCTAGACTCTCCTATGCTCCACCAAGGGTTTTTTTGTAGTCAAGATAATTACACAAACCCTTGGTGGTGAACGCAATACAAAAAAGGCGCATTTTCACTTTTTGCCCGAATTAGTTGACGAAAGGGGCAAAAGCTGACAAAAGTTGACAGATGGAAAAAGTGCCATCGTTTCGTAATTACGATAAATCAAGCCGGAAAAATCCGTATGGGTGGGACTATTCCTTGCACGGTAAGCGCCTGCGCGTGACGTTCAGGACCAAGGCCGAGAAAGCGACCTATCACCGCGATTTTGTGCGGAAATGGTATGGCGACCGGGACGCGATGCTAAATTTCGATCAGGTCGAATACCGGCGCATGCAATCGCTACTCAGCGCGGCCGGATCAATCGACGCGGTGGAAAGCGCGGTGCACATTCACAAGGACGAACTGAGCCACCATCAACTCAAACTGGCGGACGCGATCGAGCTGCGCTTGCAGGATGTCGAGCGGCGCGGTATCAATCCGTACCGCGACAAGCTACACCTGGCGCGGGCGCTGGAGTATTTCGGCAACCTTCGTCTCGAAGCATTCAAGCCGCTTGAGGTGTCGCGCTGGATCGCTGGCATGCCATACAATTATATCACCAAAAAAGGGCACCTCAAGGCGCTGAATGCGTGCATCAATCACGCGGTCAAGTTTGGCAAGCTCAACAGCAACCCAGTGCAATCGGTCACCCTGGACCGGGCACGCATCGACATCCACGAGCGCGACATTATCGAACCGCAGGCCATGCATCGGCTTCTACTTGGCGTGGCGCACCTATCCGACGATCGGCCATTCGCGGCGCTCCTGGCATTACTATTCTTCACCGGTATGCGCGTGTCACTAATTGCACCGGGCACTGACAAGCGCAGGCGGGGCGAGTATTTAACTGATGCCATGATCAACGCCAAGCGCAAGGAGATCCACATCCCAGCACGGGTGATGAAAACACAGCGTGCGCTGGATATATCAGGGGCGCAGCACATTGATAATTTATGGCCGTTTTTGGAGGGCGTCACGCTTGGCACGCCAATAGGGCAAACCGTATTTAATAACAAGCGCGACGCGTACTGCAAATTGTACGGCGTGCAATGGTCGCCAAACCTGCACCGGCGATCGTGCGCGTCCTATTATGCTTCGCTATGGGGCAAGCCAATGGCGGCCGAGTTACTAGGCAATAGCCCGGACATGATCGCCAGCAACTACCAGACGGGCACATTCCAAGAAAAGGCCGAGGAGTATTTCCACGTTGACCGTTCGGGATACCGGAGCGGCGCTTAGGCGTGGAAGCTCATCTTTTTGACGGGATAAGTTTACCTTTAAATGGTTACTCTTTACGGCTAAGTGAAAAGTTAGGCTTGACGCGCTTGTGGTGTAGTAGGATTAATACACCTCATGGAATACGTACGAATTAAAGAAACTGACCACACACGCCTGCTAGAATTAGCGATTAAATATGACGTAAATGTACGCGATTTGGTCGATATAGCTTTTGAAGGCCTCTTTGACGGCGCCGACCATGGGAACATGGAGCTGCTTTTTAACCTTGATAATCAGGTCGGCGACTAGGGTCGAGGTCTTGGTCTAAATATCGCGGCACCTCATTTCGCAGGATCAACTCCATGATCTTATTACGCGAACGGTCGCAGCGTTTGGCTAATTTCTCAACATCGCGCAGGATCTTTTTATCAATTGCAATGGTCGTTACTTGAATATGGGCGGCGCGTTGATTTGGCATGCAGTCTCTTTCCTTGGTGGTTTAACTATTTCTTTAAACTACTACACCCGACACTTTAGTCAATCACGTGTGCATTAAAAATATGACACCTACTAACATGATAATTAACAAAATATGGATTTAACAAAACACACCCAGCCGACAGTCGAGGCAATTAAGAACTACTGGCACGCCAAAGGGTCGAGCCAAGAAAAACGGCACTACCTCGGCGGCTCAATAGTCGGCTCACACTGCGAGCGAAAACTTTGGTACGATTTCCGGCACATGACCGAGGAGGACTTTGACGGCCGCTTGTATCGACTCTTTCAACGCGGGCACAATGAGGAGCACACGTTTGTAGAGGAGTTACGCGGCGCAGGCGTGACCGTGCACGAAGTCGGCAAGGACGGCGAGCAGTTTGGATTTAAAGCGGTAGGGGGGCACGTAGCCGGGCACCTTGACGGCGTGGGTAAGGGACTACTTGAAGCGCCGGAGACGTGGCACCTGCTGGAGTTTAAAACGCATAGCGCCAAGTCATTCAAGGCGCTTGAAAAGGATGGCGTCGAGAAGTCCAAGCCGCAGCACTGGGGCCAAGTAATGCTTTACATGAAATGGGCCAAACTTACACGGGCGTTCTATTTGGCGGTGAACAAGGACAACGACGAGCTGTATTCGGAGCGCATCGAGTACAACGCGGACCAAGCCGACGCACTCGAAGCCAAGGCCAAGCGGATCGTCGAAAGCCAGCACGCACCAGAGCGGCCGTATAATAAACGCGATTTCTACCTGTGCAAATGGTGCTCGGCGCAGGATCTATGTTGGGGCAGTGAAGAAAAAACGGCGCCGGCCATTGACATCAAAACCCTTTCGTGCCGGCAATGTTTGCACGCCACGCCAGAGTTGGACGGCGATGCCCGCTGGTCATGCCATAAGCACAAGACCGACCGCACGTTTGATGAGCAGTGCAATCCATGCCGCGACCTGTTGCTGATTCCATCACTGATCGAGTGGGCCAATCCTATTGACACCGTGCAAGACGATGACGGAAAAGAGGCAATTGTGTTTGAGGACGACGATGGCAACACCTGGCAGCACGGGCAGAACGCACGTTGCAACCAGTATAGCGCCGGCGATCTTGTCACCATGCCGCGCAGTTTGATTGGCAGCGCCGGGATGACAGCGGTCAAGACGATCCTCGGCGGCAACGTGGCAAAGGTCGAGCCAGACATGGCTTACCGATATACGCACGCCAGTGTTGTGTGGACGGGCACACGGGCCGACATGCCCTCAGCACTCAAGGCGCATGGCATCACTGGCAAGCCAACGCTCGAGGCATCATG